ATAGTAGCTGAAGAGATTGTACACCCTCAAAAGAAAGAGCTGTATGTACATGCTTGGGCTACTCAAACTGGCTATGGTTTTGACGATTGGGTAGATTTATTTGAACAGTCACTGCTAGAGATAGCAAACGATACTGGCTGTCATTATATATCTACAATGTGTCGTAAAGGCTTGGCTAAAAAGATGACAACAAAACGTAACTGGAATGATAAGTATTCAGTTATATGTAAACCCGTACCTATGGAGTAAACAATGGGTGGTAAAAAAAAATCAAGACCAAAGAAAAAGAGGACTAAATTACAAGAGGCTGCGGCTAAACGTCACGCTAATTTTAAGAGGATTGCAAAAGAAACAGGTAAAAGAGTACAAACTTTCGGCGGTACTAAAAAGAATTACACTAAATCTGAAGCAAGAGCTATTGAGAAAGCTGGGCTTAGTTTTAGTAAGGTAACTGGAGGAGCTAAGAACCCACTGAACAGAGCACCTACTAATCAAGGTGTGAAAACTGGTGAGATGAAGAAAGAGTTTGATACACCTTTAAGTAAAATTGACTACTCTGCATTTGAAGGAGCAATGAAAGGTAATCCTTTTGCTCCCGGAGCTCCAACAGGACCTAGTTTTTCTGATAGTCTCAGGATGTCAGGTTCTCGTGGTGCACGATTCAATGAAGCTGGTAGAAATGACCTGACTACTGATAAAAACGTAGCAAGTTCATTCGCTGCTGGATCAGGTTTGTTTGGCAACGATATAGATGTAGGTGATGGGGTATTTAGAACCAAAGATCAGATTATAAAAATGAGGGATAATCCTCAGAACTATGATTTAGAGCCCGGTTCAAGATTGTTTAAACAGATACAAGAAGCAGGCAAAGGACTTGTTAGTGCACCTAACACTTCCGGCACTTTAATAGCAGCAGCAGATCCGACACAACTTACTGGACTTGGTTCGACACCATCCTCTCCATATACAAGTACGACTGGACTTGACAGCGTTATTCGTCAAGGCTTAGGCATGGATACTACATCTGGTGGTCTTAACATAGGAGGTAACTTCAGACTATCCGCAGCGGAAAGTGATAGATTAGGTAGAGTATTTAGTAGTACTCCTTCTAATAAAATGTTATCAGAAGGTGGAGATCTGAGATTCAGTGATATGTTTGATGCCGATACACTAGGTGCTACAATAACTAAAGGAATTAACACATTTAAAAATAAGATTCCAGTAATCAACATGCTACCTGATCTAAAAATCAACTCGGTAGCTGAAGAAGCACAGCGTAGATACTTAGGTTATAACCCTAACTTCCCATCTAATGTTCTTAAACAAAATCGAAGTCGTGGAAGTAGACTTGTTGGTGCACAAGGAGTAAGACAACTACCAATATCACAGACATCCCAAGCAGCAGCAGTACCTCCAATTATACCACAAGCAAGTGGAAGTGGTACTAACTTACAGAACTTACAGAACATACAGAACCAAGCATATAATCAACAGATGAGTATATATGGATCACCTAATTATACTGCCCGATTACAATCAATACAAAACATCCGCCCACTTAGTCAAAGACAAATTTTTAACAGAGATTATTTTTCTCAATTCGTATAAACAATGACAGCAAAATCTAGGTATGATAATTTATCCAGTGATCGTTCCCAGTTTTTGACCGAAGCAGAAGACGCAACTAAACTTACACTTCCATATCTTATTCGTGGTCACGAAGACTACTCCAAAGGTATGAAACAACTGAAGACACCTTGGCAGTCTGTAGGGGCTAAAGGAGTTGTAGCATTAGCATCAAAGCTATCGCTATCTCTCGTTCCTCCACAGACTAGCTTCTTTAAGCTACAGCTAGATGAGTCTCAGTTAGGAGAAGAGTTTGGTCCGGAAGTAAAATCAGAACTTGACTTATCCTTTGCAAAGATAGAGCGTACTATTCTTGACGCTATCGCTGCATCAGATGATCGTGTAGTAATACACCAAGCATTACAACATCTAGTTGTAGGTGGTAATGCTCTTATCTTTATGGGTAAAGAAGGACTGAAGTTATATCCTCTTAATCGCTACGTGATAGAACGAGATGGCAACGGCGACGTGATTGAAATTATTACAAAAGAAAGCATCAATAAAGATCTTATTCCAGACTACGATAAGATTAAACCCAACGTACCATACAGTATGGATGAAGACGAAGACAGTGAAGAGTGTGATGTATACACTCATGTCAAGCGTGACAACAACAGATTTGTATGGCATCAAGAGGTACATGATAAAAAACTACCCGGTTCACAAGGTAAGTCACCAATAGATAGTACACCATGGCTACCACTACGTTTCAATACAGTAGATGGAGAAGCATATGGTAGAGGTAGAGTTGGACAGTTCATTGGAGATCTCAAGTCTCTTGAAGCATTGTCTCAGGCTATAGTAGAAGGTAGTGCAGCAGCAGCTAAAGTTGTATTTACTGTATCACCATCAGCTACTACCAAACCTCAGACACTAGCAGCAGCTGGTAACGGAGCTATCGTACAAGGTAGACCAGATGATATCGGCGTAATACAAGTAGGTAAAACAGCTGACTTCGCTACGGCGTTAGAGCACATGATGACACTCGAGAAGCGATTGAACGAAGCGTTCCTAATCCTGTCAGTTCGGCAGTCAGAACGTACAACCGCAGAAGAGGTACGCATGACACAGATGGAACTAGAACAACAGCTCGGCGGACTCTTCGGATTGCTCACGATTGAGTTCCTAGTACCCTACCTTAATAGAAAGTTAAGTATATTTCAGAAGACAGGACAGATTCCACGTCTACCAAAAGGCATGGTTAAGCCTATCATTGTAGCTGGTATTAACAGTCTAGGTAGAGGTCAAGATGCACAAGCATTAGGTGGATTCTTACAGACTATTGCACAAACAATGGGACCAGAAGCCATCACTACATATATAAATCCAGAAGAAGTAATCAAACGATTAGCAGCAGCACAAGGTATTGATGTACTTAACTTAGTTAGATCAATGCAAGAAATACAAGCGGAAGAACAGCAAGCCATCGAGCAAGAAGCGGAAATGGAAGCTATTAAACAAACCCCTGCTATGATGAAAACTCCTATGATGGACCCTAATCAAAACCCACAATTAGCACAACAATTACCACCACAATAATATGGCAGAAACATTAACAATGGAGCCTAACGTCGAGACTACAAGCATCGAGAATCTATCCGCTGAGGAACAGGATTCTCTTGCTGTAGGCGAGAAGATGCAAGAGGCACAAGAACAATTACTTGCAGGCAAATATAAGAATGCCGAAGAATTAGAAAAAGGTTATCTAGAATTACAGCAGAAGCTTAATACTAAAGAAGAACCTAAAGCTGAACAGGAAGAACCTCAACAGGAAGAAGCTGAAGAGACTACTTCAATTCTTGATACATTATGGGAGGAAGCTACCTCCGGTAAAGAGTATACAGAAGAGACTCTCAAGCAATTAGAAAGTATGAGTGCTACGGATCTAGCACAATTATATCTTGAAGAAAGACAGAAAGGTAACGATGCACCATCAGCAGAAGCAAGAGATTTCTCTGAAGAAGAAGTTACACAACTTAAAGGTATAGTAGGTGGAGATGCTAACTATACTAACATGTTAAACTGGGCACAGAAATCTCTTAATGAACAAGAGGTTAAAATGTTCGATGCTGTTATGGCTAAAGGAGATCCACTATCTGCTTTCTTTGCAGTTAGATCTCTAGCCTACGCATACAATGATTCAATAGGATACGACGGTAATATGGTACAAGGCAAAGCACCAAAAGCAAGTAACGATCAATTCCGTAGCCAAGCAGAAGTTGTTAAGGCTATGAGTGATTCACGTTATGAAGAAGATCCAGCATATCGTAGAGATATAATGGACAAACTTGAAAGATCACCTAATGTGAAATTCTAATGCCAAAAGTTAACGGAAAAAAATATCCTTACACACCAGCAGGGATGTTAGCAGCACAGAAAGCTGGCAAAAAAACTAAGAAAAAAATTAAGAAGAAGTACTAACCATGGATATCCGCACAATGGCAGAGGCAAATAGTCTTTCAATTCAGAAACAACTTGGTACAGAATTAAGCATACCTCCTAGAATAAGTGGTGGCTGGAATAGAGGTACTCTTCAAGCGGGCTACAAAGAAGATGCTGATGCTTGGTTAAGAAACTGGAGAACTGAAAGAGGTTTACCACCCGACTCAGGAGTTCTACCAAATAATAGAGATGAAGTTCCACCTTATCTTAGAGGTTGGATCTTCCCAAAAGCTGACGCATCACAACAAAATAATATGATGATAGCTGCCGGACCTAGATCGCCAGTCAAAATTTATACAGACACGGATTACTACACCGGTAAAGAGAAAAAGACCGTAATGCCCAACTTTGGGGCTGGTAGAATCAATTTTGAGACGCTTAGATTTAAGGACGGATTTGGTCCCAAAGATCTAGTTCACCATACAGAACATTTTGGTGAGCCTAGAGATGAAAAGAGCTTAATAGAACAACTTAGGAAGGATAAAACGTTAAATGATTCTGATTACGAACGTATCTTAGGACCGGACTATAAGAATAAAATTCAGCAGTATCAGCAGAATCAAAGTATGTTAATCTCTGGTGGACCATTTCTGAAAACAGTAGGTGATGGTAACGTGATTACAGAGGACGAGTATGACGCTGCATTAAAACAAATCCGCAAAATAACTAACCCTTTAGCCCGACAACTAGCTGAACAAAGATTAGTAGACCAATACTATTTAGGACTTGATCCAGTATAAGAACCGTAAGGGAGGTCTTACAACAACCGGCGACCCGAATCGCATCGTCCTCGCCAGATGTATACTACCCAAAACGAACTCATGATTACTACCGAATACGGTAAACAAAATATTTTTCCTAACGAAACACCCTCAAGACTTATGTCTCATCATACTACTAACACCAATCCTATTATGACAAACGAAGCAGAAAGATTCAACGGCTGGGCAGCGATGCTCGGATTCGTAGCAGCTATCGGAGCTTATGTCACAACAGGACAAATTATACCCGGCATTTTTTAAATGGCAACTATCCAACTCAACAAAGAACTAACTACCAGCAACTGGGAAGGGTTTTGTGAGTGGGTAACCAGCACCAACAACCGCCTCTACGTGGGGTGGTTTGGTGTTCTCATGATACCTACTTTACTAGCTGCAACCACTTGCTTTATACTCGCTTTCATCGCTGCACCGCCAGTAGACATTGACGGTATAAGAGAGCCAGTTTCCGGCTCATTATTATATGGAAACAATATTATATCAGGAGCAGTCGTCCCCTCCTCTAATGCAATCGGACTACATTTTTACCCCATCTGGGAAGCCGGCACACTTGACGAGTGGCTATATAACGGCGGACCATATCAACTTATTGTCTTTCACTTCTTAATAGGAGTAGCAGCCTACGCTGGAAGACAGTGGGAACTATCCTACAGATTAGGAATGAGACCTTGGATCTTTGTAGCTTACACAGCTCCTTTGTCAGCAGCTCTTGCTGTATTCTTGGTCTACCCTTTCGGACAAGGGAGTTTTAGTGATGGTATGCCTCTTGGTATCTCTGGTACTTTTAACTTCATGTTCGTATTCCAAGCAGAACACAATATCCTTATGCATCCGTTCCACATGCTCGGTGTTGCTGGGGTATTCGGTGGAGCTCTTTTCGCTGCTATGCATGGAAGTCTTGTTACTTCTTCGCTCATTAGAGAAACTACTGGATTGGAGTCTCAGAACTATGGCTACAAGTTTGGTCAGGAGGAAGAGACTTATAATATTGTGGCTGCTCATGGTTATTTTGGCAGACTAATTTTCCAATATGCATCTTTTAACAATTCTCGTGCTTTACACTTTTTTCTGGGTGTATGGCCCGTTGTTGGCATATGGCTAACCTCAATGGGTATATGCACAATGGCGTTCAACCTAAATGGTTTTAACTTTAACCAATCTATAGTAGATACCAACGGTAAAGTTGTACCTACATGGGCTGACGTCTTAAACAGAGCCAACCTTGGCTTTGAAGTTATGCATGAACGTAACGCTCACAACTTCCCACTCGACTTAGCATGTGCTGAGTCCACAAACGTAGCACTTACTGCACCACAAATAGGTTAACTCCTACGTCCGTTCATCGCTTTATGCGACGCATGTAATCAAGTCATGGAACGGGGGCTTGGTATCGGAGGGAACTATGACAGTAACTTACGTTTACCGTGGTGTTGTTTATACAAGACACAAGTAATGGCACATCAAAGCTCGGTTATGAGAGCAGCAGTCACAAGGTTATCACCTGAGACATACCCTGCTCCGGAACCAGAAAACAAAACTGAAGATAAAACTGAAGATGAAAAGTCTCCAGATTAATCTTTTAGGGGGAGTAGTCATCGGACTGCTCTCCTTATTTCTATTTATAGAATGGTCGCATGTAATTTATCACATGCAAGAAGAGGCACCTCAGAGTCGGACCTCTTCTTAATTGGCATTTGCCCGGTACGCCGGATACCTCATGCCGTCTAGACGGTGGGATAGACCACAAAAAAAACGATCGAAAAAAATTAGTACTAAGCAATATAAATCTTTACTAATCCATATCAATGGCTCAACAGAACAGTACATTGACCACGGCTCTTACACGCCCGGGTCAACTGAATAGTGCAAACGACGCCCGTGCACTTTACCTTAAATTGTTCAGTGGAGAGATGTTTAAAGGCTTCCAGCACAACGCAATAGCTAGAGACCTTGTAATGAAGAGAACACTTACAAACGGTAAGTCACTTCAGTTCGTCTACACTGGACACACAAAAGCCGAGTACCACGTACCCGGAAACAGCATTCTTGGTAACACCGATGGTGCACCACCAGTTGCTGAGAAAACCATTACAATCGATGACCTATTAATCAGTTCAGCGTTTGTATATGAGCTAGATGAAACACTAGCACATTATGAATTGAGAGGAGAGATTTCCAAGAAGATTGGATATGCTCTTGCACAGAAATATGATAGACTAATCTTTAGAGCTATCGCTAAAGGTGCTAGACAAGCTTCTCCAGTTTCTAAAACAAACTTCGTCGAGCCCGGCGGAACACAGATCAGAGTTGGTACAAACAACCAAGCATCTGACGCATACGTTCCAGCTTCTCTAATCAATGCTTTCTACGATGCAGCTGCTGCACTAGACGAGAAAGGAGTAAGCTCTGAAGGACGTGTTGCTGTGTTGAACCCAAGACAGTACTACGAATTAATACAAGGTGTTGGTTCTAACGGTCTTATCAATAGAGACACACAAGGTACTGCGTTACAGTCAGGTAACGGAATCATTGAAATTGCAGGCATCAAGATCTACAAGTCAATGAACATTCCATTCTTTGGCTCATACGGTACTAAGTATGGTTCTGCATCTGCAACAAACCCCGGTGTAACAAGCCCCGGAAACGTAGGATCATTCGTTGGTGAATCAGCTGAAGACGGTAGAGCTTCTGTAACTGGTATCAACAACAACTATGGTAATGCCTCTGACTTCGCTAACAGCTGCGGCTTAATCTTCCAAAAGGAAGGAGCTGGTGTTGTTGAAGCTATCGGACCACAGGTTCAGATAACAAGCGGAGACGTTTCAGTGGTATACCAAGGTGATGTGATTCTCGGTAGACTCGCAATGGGAGCAGACTTCTTAAACCCTGCTGCTTGCGTTGAGTTAATCGCTGGTGCTGCTACTGGATCTACAGGTAATGCTGCGTTCGGTACAACATATCCAGCTAACGCTTAATTTTTATTTTATATACGGGAGCTTCGGCTCCCCTTTTTTATTATGCCTTTTCCAACCACAAATGCTACACAAGAGCTACCAGCTATAAACCAGATACTCACATCATGTGGTCAGGCTCCTGTAACTACACTAGACCAAACCAACCCGGAAGTTGCGATTGCTTATGATACACTGTTACAGGTGTCCCGAGAGGTACAATCAGAGGGCTGGACTTTTAATAAAGAGTATCATTATGAGTTTACAAAAGATACTAATAATGAAATATTGATACCTAATAATATAATACAAATAAAACTAACAGAAAACGCACAGAATAAACCTTACCATGCTGTACGTCGAAGTGGTAAGTTATATGACAGACAGAATCATACGTTTGAATGGACGTATAGTCCTATAGAATGTGATGTAGTCTGGGAGTTTGACTTTATAGATCTTCCAGAACCTATACAAAATTACATCAAAGCCAGAGCAGCTACCCTTGTGTCTGGTAGAATAGTAGGAGACGATGATCAATACACACGACTTAAATCTCAAGAGATAGAAGCAAGAGCTTTAGCAACTGAATACGAAACTAGCCAAGGGCAGTTTACAATGTTTGGTCATCCACAAGACGCTCAAAACTACTATCAAAGCTATCAACCATTTCACGCTTTACAACGATAATGCCAGCAGTTACTCAGCGAGTTGACGATTATCTTGGTGGAGTATCTAGACAATCTGATGATAAGAAACTTCCCGGTCAAGTCGAGGAGTGTATCAACGGCTATCCTGATCCAACCTTCGGTCTTACTAAAAGACCGGGGTTTCAACATATAGGAAATCTAGGTACTGGCACTACATATGACAACTCTAAGTGGTTCTTTATAACAAGAACTGAAACAGAAAAATATATAGGATGTATTACACCAGCATCAGGAGGCTCTACAGGAGCCATTGCTATATGGAATGCTGCAACCTTCGCCGCATGTACTATTACGTACGGTACAGGAGCTCAGGCATACCTTACAGGAGTACGTACAGATTATGATGTGCTTACTATACAAGATAAATCTATAGTTACTAACAAAACTACAACTGTAGCCAAGAATGCTGACCCTACATTTAATACTAATAGACAAGGTACGTATAAGCTTACAGGTATTTCTACCAGTACAGTATATAGTGGTTCTGTAGCTGGATCTAACTGGACAGTAACTACAGATAGTGATGACACATACTCTGATGCACTAACTAAAATAAAGACAGCTATTGATGCTTTAAATGTATCAGGTTTAACTACTACTAAATTAAAAGATAGTCTACGTTTAACACGTAATGCATCTTTTACACTTACAGGTACAGGTGGACCTTACGCTAATCAATTAACAGTATTTCAAGATCAAGTTGCTACACTAGATGAACTACCAAGTGAGTCAGTACATAATCATATAGTTAAAATTATTAATAGTGGTGCATTAACTAAAGCATATTACCTAAAATATATTGCTACTAATAGCACATCTGGACCGGGTTACTGGGCAGAAACATTAGCTCCTGATACATCTACAGGGCTAAATAATGCTACTATGCCACATGAATTAGTAAATACAAGTGTTAATAACTTTACATTTCAGCGTGTTACCTATGATGCTAGAACTGTAGGGGATGATGAGACTAATGCTCATCCATCATTTGTAGGTAGTAAAATAACTCAGTCTTTTTTTCATAACAACAGACTAGGTTTTTTATCTGGTGACACAGTATCCATGAGTCAATCAGCTAAGTTCTTTAACTTTTATCATACTTCCGCACAGGTTGTTACAGATGCAGATCCTATTGATTTAAGTGCTAGTACAGTTAAACCTGTTGCACTTCATAGTGTAATACCATCTACGCAAGGTCTTGTATTATTTAGTGCTAATCAGCAGTTTCTTATGGGGTCTAATGATGGTATACTAACACCAACTAAAACAGTTATACGGACAATAGCTAACTATGAAATGGATACGGTTATTGACCCTGTCGATACTGGTACTACAATTAACTTTATCAGTAAAACCCCTAGTTATACTAGAGTCTTCGCTATGGTCACACGTGGAGAAAACGAAAACCCACAAGTAGCTGACATAGGTAAGGTTGTAAACGAGTGGATTCCATCTACAATGGATACACTTATATCTAGTGCACAAAACCAATTTATTGCATTCTCAGGACAAGCCAGTAGATACATATATTTCTTTAGACAGTATTCTGAAGATAATAATGTAAGACTACAAACATGGTTTAACTGGCAAGCACCCGGTACTGTACAAACTATAGCAGCAGATTCTGATGAATTTTTTGCTGTCACAAAACAGGGCGGACAGTTTACACTTAGTAGAGCAAGTCTTAGTCAGAGTCCTGATGATGCTATTATTGTTAATAATGATGGTCAAAGACTAAATCCATGTATAGATTTATATGCTACAGCTAGCTCAGTAGTTTGGGATTCCACTAATGAATTTTCTAAATGTTTTATTCCTTACAACGATGCAACTAACTTGACCCCTGTAATAGTTATTAAAGGTACTACAGCTACAGGTCAATTTATTGAATCGGGATTTACTATATCTCCAGAACGTGTAGTAGAGAGTGGTAACACATATTTTAAAGTACCATTTAAAAACTTAACAAGTGTGGCGAGTGATGTTATAGTAGGATATAAATATGACTTTGATGTAGTATTACCTAAGACTTATTACAAGGTAGACGATGATATGAAAATCAGTGACTTCTCAGCTAATCTTACAATAGCTCGAATGAAGTTTGCTGTGGGGTTATCGGGAGTTATGGGTTTTAAATTAAAATCTAAAGGTATACGTCAAGGTAAACGTGAGTACATTGGTGATGGATCTACTACAGTATATAACTGGGTAGATGATGATTTAAGTTATGTAGACGACGATCAGGTAAAAGTTAAACTTGATAATGTGGTAACTACAGCCTTTACTATAGATACTACAAGCGGTACTGTACCCAAGATTACATTTGATTCTGCACCTGCTAACGGTGTGAAGATTCTGATATATCTTGAAGAATGGTATAGTATTAATCCAGTTGCATTAGCAGATCAATATTTAGCTAATGATATTGCTGTATCAGATCAAACAGTATTTACTTTACCTATACACCAGAAAACAGATAATTTTACACTACGATTATTTAACGATTCACCGTTCCCTGTCTCTCTTAACTCTATGATGTGGGAAGGAATATACTCACCTAGATTTTACAGGAGGACTTAAATGGCTATATGGGGACCAATTATTGGCGGAGCTATAGGGTTGTACGGGGCTCATAAGAGTTCACAGGCAGCCAAATCAGCAGCCAATACACAGAATGAAGCAACAGAATCTCAATATCAATATGATATGCAAGCTTGGGAAATGCAAAAACAAGCTGCTATTGCTGATAGAGAGTTTGCTGTACAGGAGATACAAGCTAAAGCTGAACAAGAAGGACAGCTAGCTGCATATAGAGATGCTACAAACCTAAGAACATATAATTATAATTTACAAATCCGTAACATGGAACAAGATACCAATGAACGGATGTATGAGAAATCTGATAATATTTACTTAGGTCAGACAACAATGAATCGTCTGGAAGAGCAAGCATCTTTAAATGATGAACAACGAAAACTCAAAGAGATAAGAGCAGAAAATTTATATGAACAAAATGATGAGTACCTTGACTATTTAATAGCAGAGGGAGAAATCAGATCGAGAGGTCAAACTGGTAGATCAGTTGACAAAGCTCGAAGTACCAAAATGTTAGAATTTGGAACTAAATTAAATTTATTAGATTTAGCATTAAATAACGCTACAGCAGAATCACAAAGTACAGTCAACCAAATAAGTCGAGGACGAGTTGTTGCTGACCTAAATGCTTACGCATCAAAAATGTTAGATCCCGGTATTTTACCAACACCAGTACAACCGTTACCAACACCTCAAGCAGTATATCAATACCCACGGGTATTTGAAGATTATGACTTTGGACCACAGCCTATTAGGGGAGCAATGGCTTCTCCTTCAGCAGCAGCTACTAGAGTCTGGGGAACTTCTCTAATTAGTCTTGCAGGCACGGCATCGGATATAATTTCAAATTGGAAATAAATGGCAAAAAGGAGTAAAAGTTTCCGGAGGCACGCTTCCGGAGGCAATCCACGATTTAGTACGTTGGATGCTGGCTTAACAGCAATGAGACAGCAGTCCGATACTCAAGTCAGACAGTTAGAAAAACTCTCCGGTCAACGAGAGAGACAAGATAATATATTCATCAATGCTCTTGAAGGTAAGCTCTCACGGGAAGCTAACAATAGAAAAGAGTTATATGAAATAGAAGAGGTCGCTCCTCGAAAGATGAGGGGTAATGCTTTGGAAAAAAACAACCAAAGATTACAAGAGCGATTTAAACAAAAACAAAAAGAACAAGAGGATTTATCAGCTACATGGGGAGAACTATCTCCCACTCTTGCTAAAGCTGGTGCAGAGCTTTGGTCAGCTAGTAGAGGGTTTCTTGATACAAGAGCTGCGGCTGATGACTATGAAGATCTTATACAATCCGGTTATTTAAATAATTTATCAAAGTTTCATGACGCACAAGATAAAGAAGCTAATAAATTACAGAGTCAAGCTATAAATCTTCTTACCAAAAAAGCACAGCATTATTTAAAAACTGGTGATCTAGCTTCAAAAAAAGAACACGATGTTTTGTTATATCAGCTTAAAACTACTAATCCTAAATTACGGGATTTAAAAGTTGCAGATATAAAAGCAAATCTTGATATCATGATTCGTGATATGATATCTATGATTGAAGACCCAAGAAGTGGGAATCCAATCAAAGTAGATCATAAAAATATAGCTCAACTTATACAGTTTCGTGGTATAGAAGTTTGTAGACAGTTAGGAATTAGTCCTAAATCTAAATCAGGTTTAGAAATACAGAAAGCTTTTAGAACTAAAGGTTTAGAATATCAACAACAATATACTCTAGGTTATGAATACAATCGAGATTCAGCAGTAGTTAATGGTCAACCTGATCTTATTAAAGTTTCACATCAGAATAATGATTATGAAGGTGCTAATAATAATTGGAAAATTATGTTTAGTACTTACCTAACTTTACCTGTAGAAAGTAGATCTGGAGAATGGTCCCCACCTGTCAATGTTAATCCGATAGAGTCTTTTAAAGATTTACTAAAGGAGCAGATGTACAATCCAAGGTATGCTAATAATTATACCTTGTTTGCTGAAGAAATGTATGGAAAAAACGCAGCTAATGAGTATGGTTACGTAATTGTAAATCCAGAAGGTGATCCTAATAAGAAACATAATCGTCTTCTTGGTAAGCATCCTAATCTAGAAAATGAGATGCTTGTAGAATGGAATCGAATACATAATGCAACTAAAGCAGCAGAAAAGAAATCAATAGAAGCTAAATACGCAGCAGACGCCGCACCTTTTATTGAAAAAGTTAATAGTGGATATTACAGAAAACCTGAGAACCAAGGTAAACTATGGAAAGACTTTAAACAGTATCAAAACAATCCAGTAGCTCTTGTAACACTAGGACGTAGCCTAGCTTTTTCAGATGAGACAATAGATAAAGGTCTACTTAATAGTCATTTATTCAGAGACATGCGTGCTGGAATTACAAGCTCTACTGTAGACGCATGGTTCACTGCACCAGAAGGAGATCAAAATATTACTTGGGCTCGTGATAACTTTGGTGAACTAGCTGATGCGTTAGGATATGACCTTAATAAATTAGATAACGAAATACTTAAGGAGACTAAAGCACTACTCGATTCTATTGTAGTAAATAATTCTTTAGCAGGGGGTAGGAAACAACACTTTTCTACTGAGTTTATAGATAGAGAAATGGCTTCATTTCTTGTAAACTATTATATAAAGAATAGAAATCAAAATGAAACTGCTAAAGAGACTTGGAGAGAAGCAAATGCTGAACTTAAAGCTATGTTAGGATTTGGTGAAAAAGTTAGTGACGCAGGTATTGCAGGTTATGGTCAGTTTGCTCATAGACCTAAAGGAATGAAGGGAGATAACCGAGTAGTATTCTTATCTAAAGTAGGGGATGTTTATAATAACACATCATCAGGAGAAATACAAGCTATGCTTGATGGTGATTTTACTCTTCCATTTGAACCCGGTAAAGAAATAGAGGAGAAGATTTCATATCTTATTAATGCTGTTGCTATTGAAGCTCAAGATGATTTTACAGATGAAGACTTATTAAGAGTTTTTAGTAGTAAAAGACATAAGGCTAATCATCCTCTCTTAAGACAAATCTTTCCACACTTAAAGAAGTTAAATATAACTGAGTATGACTTTTTAAACAGCATTGGTATTATCAGATCAGGCAAAGAAGGTAATGAATTGTTCTGTGAAATGACAGGAAAAGATTGGTGTGATAATACAAATGGTACTTTACATATTAAAGATCCAAACGATAAATTGATGGTAGCTGCTTTTGATAGATACAAAAAACAGATGGGATTAGAACCTTGGGAAGCGGCTATGTTAGGTAGTAGTAATTTAAAAGTTATAGATTACATAAGCAAGAAATTAAAATTAGATCAAGGAGAAACTGATGACTAACTTATATGAACAGTCCGAACAGTACAAACGATTATACACTCCTACCACTACTACCGAAACAGAAACAGAAACTAAGCAAGTTGATGCTGCTCCTGTATTCCCCGCACCTTTCAAAGCAACTTATGGTAATAGCTCAGTAGATCTATCTATCAAAGAGAATAACGATAAGATGTTAGAAGAGTATGATGCTTATTGGAATGAAAGAGACAAAGATCAACGTCAGATTTTAGGTGATGAGTTCCATCAGAAATACTATGGTATGTCTTTAGAAGAAGCTAGATTAGCTAAGAGACAGAACATGGGTAGTATGTATGGATCATCTAATCCTTTAAAAGTTTTAGACAATACATTCCAAGGTCTATCTGCACCCGGTTTAGGTTTGGCAGACTTCTTTTTAGATGCAGCTGGTACTATGATACCCGGCATGGATAAAATAGATGATTCGTGGGATGAACAAACTAAATTGGATAGTGAGTGGCATCAAGGATTAAGACGTGTATCATCTATCGTGTTACCTTCATTATTATATTCTAGTGCTGCTGATAAACAGCTTGGCAGATTATTACCACAAGCTGAACGATTTGGTTTGAAATGGTGGCGTAATCTTGCAGCAACTATGGCTGTACACGGATTAGGTGATGCGTCAATTCTAGGTCTAAGTGATATAGGAGAGGATGATTCACTGACGACAACTGTAAGTGAAATGTTCCCCGAGACATTCGGACCTAAAGGTAGAATACCTCTACCGGAAGCATTTAGAACTACAGACAGTGATAGTCCCGGGGTTAGAAAGAAAAAGAATATGCTAGAGTCTGCACCTTTTAGTGTATTTGGAAGTATTTTAGGTATTTTCTTAAATAACAATACTGCTGGTGGTGCTAAGAAAGTCATGCAGTGGATGGAACCTATAGATGGGGATGCTGTAAGATACAAGAATCTTAGTCAACAGATAGGAGCAGATGCTGAACAGTTAATACGTTTACAAGAAATAGATCAACTCTTATCTATGGGTGGTGATAATCTTAGTAAACAAATGCAAGATATTCTAATTAATGAGAAACTACAAATTGAAGATGCAATAGGTAGTGCAAAGAATATTGACGATGCTATGAAACAACTCGGTGCAATCGAAGATATCGAGGCAGATTCTGCTATTGATCGTAAACTTGCAAGTACTGAACAATTAGAATTAGATCTAAATACAACTGGATTAGATCCTGATATAAATAAAGATCTATTATCTGATGCAGCTACTGCAAAACAAACTACTCCTCCGGGAAATGTAGCACGAAATATGGCCGATACTACAGCTATAAAGAATGGTACTTCATCTGGAGACCCTGCACCTATTATTACAGACTCTATGAGAAAAAAAGGTCTTATGGTAGGTGATACTTCTAGAGATGCAGTTCTGGGTGTAGCTGAAACTGCTAGAGAAGCTGGTAGATTTAATGCTCTTGTTGATGGATTTAGAATAAGTGCTAAAGAAATGAACGCAGCAGCATGGGGTATATACAATGATATTATAGATCCTGATAAAACTGTTAAACAAGTTAAAGAGTTATTTCTTGAAAACAGAGACGTTAAAAACCTGTTAATGGGTAAATTTAAAGTTGAAGTTATTAACGAAGATCAAGCAAGGGCAGCAGCGTTTGCTATGAGATACTTAACAGATAAATTTTTAGGTAGAGATATAACTAAATCTTCTGCTAGAGTTATGGATACTCTTGGTCGAGAAGCTGCTACTATCTCACAAGCTATAACTGATTTGGCTCCAGCTATTGATGATAACCGTGCTATGGATATTATTATTGATAAGCTATTATTCTTAATGGATGAATATGCTCTTAACAAATATATATCTGGTTGGTCACTACGTAACAAGAACTGGTTTGATCAATTACCTCCAGAAACAATGGAAGAAGGTATTGAAACATTATTGAAAGAGTTTACGACAGCAGAAAATGCTATACATGCTAAAAACTTAAAGTTTACTAAAGAACTTAAAAAGTTATACAAAGAAATGCCAGAAGCAATACGTCCTTTAGTTGATGCGTTTGCACATACTAATGGGGATGTAGATAGCTTTGCAAAACTTATGAGGTGGGCATCTGAACAAGTTACACCAACTGGACTACTTAAAAGTCCTGATCCTAAAAACATGAATTTGTTTGCAAAAGGTGCTTGGGCAGTTAGATATAATAATATGTTGTCAGGTATATCAGCTTTTAGAGCTGGTGTAGGTAATGGAGCACAACTTCTCTTGAGACCTCTGACTGCTATTTTAGGTCATGGTGTTACTGGTAATATAGAAGGTGTTAGACGTACTTTATATTATAATGGTGCTATGTGGGAGACAAATAGACGTGCACTAACTGATGCATTTCAAATGATGAAAAAAACCCACAAAGATCCTACTGCTATGTTACAAAACTTCCGTAAAGATTATGTGTTTAAAACAGATAAAGCTTGGGATATATTAGATAATGTAGCAAAAATATGGGAAAATCAAGGTAACTGGGGTAAAGCTTATCAATACAAAGTTGCATCTACTTTAAAACAACTTGGTGGTATGAAAGGTTTACGTTATGGTATGACTGGTATGGTTTTTCCTGACGTATTTACTAACACACATCTAGCTCATTACTTATCTAGAGTAAAAGCTTATGAAGAAGTATTTAACGAATTTGGTAGTACTTTTGGTGATATAGCACAGAACAAATTAAAGATAGCAGAAAAGAAACATTATCAATCATTCTTTGATGCTGACGGGTTAGTCAAAGATAAGACGCTAAAAACAATAGGTGGAGAAATACAACTTAATTTAGATGATGGATTATCTAATTGGCTAAATGATGCTACTACAGCATATCCTATTCTAAAAGAAGTTATGGCATTTCCACGAACAGCTTCTAACTCAATGAAAGCTGCTTCATCTTGGACTCCTGTTACTTTAATCCCCGGATTAAATAAGTATAGTAAAACTATATATGCTCGCTCAGCAGAAGATATAGCAGAAGCTTTATTAGATCATGGCATTATTATGTCTAAAGAACCTTTTGCTGATGTTATCTTTGAAAACTTACGAGCTGAATATATAGGTAGATTAGCTTTTGGAGGTCTATTAAGTAGCTCATTATTTGGCTATGCTCTAGGTGGTAATATACGTGGTAACGGACATTACAACGCATCTCGTAGAAACAAAGAAAGAGATGAAATGGGGTATGAACCTAAGACTATTAAAATAGGAGATAAATGGGTTAGTTTTAAAGGTATTGTAGGTATAGATCATATCTTAACTCTTGTAGGAGATATGGCATATTATTTACGTGATGCTGATGAGCATGTAATTGAGAACTTCATGGCTAAACTTACATGGACTATAGGTGCTACATTCTTGAATGAGTCTCCTTTAGCTGGTGTAGAACCATTGTTTGATGCTATAAATGGTAACGTGCGTGCATTTAGAAGACTTGTAGCTCAAAGTGCTAGATCTTGGATTCCACAAAGTGGGTCTTTAGGAGTAGTAGCAAATGCTATTGACTCTGCTCAGAAAAATTTAGGTGATGAATGGACTGATTATGTTAAAAACGGTTTACCCGGATTTAAGAATACTTTACCTAATCAAGTAGATTTCTGGACAGGTACACCTTTAAACGATATCAATAACCCTGTACTTAAAGTACTAAATGCTATTAGTCCTATTAAGGTTAGCGAAGGCGAAGAGCCTTGGAGACAGTGGTTAATGGATATAGGTTATAATGGTCAGTCAATGTTAAAGATGGACTCTACAGGGTCATATGAGTGGCCTCCAGAGGCAGTAGAAGAAATAAATAACATTATAGGTGGCATGCAGCCATACAAGGAAATACAACGAATTATGAAGATTAAGCGTTATAAGAATGAAATTTCAGCAATGAAGGATCATAGAAAAAATAATGCTGAACTTGATAAAAATAGAATTAAACTTAAAACTGATCTTCTACCTGTACATCAGGAAATAAATACTATGCTTCGTAACTATCAAAAGTTAGCCGAACAGATATATTTATCAGATAAACCTGACATTCAAGAAGCTATCAGAAATGCTCAAGAAGCTAAAGCAGCACTTAAAACTGGTGATGTAGAAGGAGCAGCTAAAATACAATCTAAGGATTTAAAAACACGCAAATTAATTAAATACGGTAACTAAGGCTTATGGCTGTTACACAAAACTCTTATACGGGTAATGGCTCCACCACCAATTACTCTTTCACATTTCCATATCTTAAGGCGTCAGACGTAAAATGTAGTCTTGATGCAGTCGATACAACGGCTTTTACATTAGCCAATGCAACGACAGTACAATTTAATACTGCTCCAGCTAACGGAGCCAAAATCAAAATATTCAGAGAGACAGGTATTGACAGCCTATCAGCTACATTCTATGCTGGTTCAGCTATAAAATCAGAAGATCTTAACGACAACTTCACACAGAACTTATACGTTACACAGGAAGTTAATGGTCGTTATATCAGTGCTCTCGGCGGTACTATGGTCGGTGATCTCAATATGGGAGAAGACGTTGACATAGTATTTGAAGGTGCAACTGATGATGCATATGAAACCACCTTGACTGTAGCCGACCCTACAGCAGATAGAACTATAACTCTACCTAACGTAACAGGTACAGTTATAACAACTGGAGATACTGGAACCGTTACATCAACTATGATAGCTGACGGAACAGTTACCTCTACAGATATTGCAGACGGAACTATAGTAAATGCTGATGTAAATGCGTCAGCTGCTATTGATGGTACAAAAATAAGTCCTGATTTTGGTAGTCAAAATATACAGACAACAGGTACTATTAATAACTTAACTACAACTGAATTAGCAATCTTAGATGATGCTACTGTAACTACATCAGAGTTAAACATATTAGATGGTGTAACTGCTACAACAGCAGAAATAAACATCATGGATGGTGTTACAGCTACTACAGGTGAAATTAACAAACTTGACGGAGTTACAGCAGATACCACTGAGTTAAATATACTTGATGGTGTAACTGCATCTACAGCAGAAATAAACAAGTTAGATGGTGTTACAGCTGACACTACAGAATTAAATTTGCTAGACGGTGTAACAGCATCTACAGCAGAAATCAATTATGTTGATGGAGTTAGTAGCTCTATACAACCACAGCTAGACGGTAAACAACCACTAGATTCTGAGCTTACAGAGCTAGGTACTATGGGTAGTGGTACCGCTAGTGCCTTAGCTGATTTATCTCAAGCTGAAGTAGAAGTACTTGATGGTGTAACTGCATCCACAACTGAACTTAACTTATTAGATGGTAAAAGTATAGTTACAACTATTAGTGGTAGTGCATCTGATGTACAGATACCATCAGCTCAAGCTGTTAATGAGCGTATTGTAGAAGTTGTAACAGAGGTAGGTGGTTTTGTACCCATACCTAATGAAAACAACTTCCCAGACGCCAACCCTGACATCAATGATGGAGCTGGTACTATTGTTAGTATTAAAGCTTTAGCAGCTAACCTTGTTGCTAACGGCAGTGGTGTGGCTACAATATCTAATGGTAACGTAAGTAGCAATGCTACAATTACTATTAATGGTTTAACAGCTAGCTCAACTATAGCAGCTGGATTAGGTATATTAGTAGAAACAACCTCTACACTACATACTTATGTATTTCATAGACAAGTTGTAGACTCAGCAGGCGTAAGTAATGCACAAACACTTGTTAGTGATTTTAACGACAGATACCAAGTAAGTGCTAGTGCTCCTAGTACTCATCCTGACGGTTCATCCCTAGGAGACGGAGACCTTTGGTTTGATACGTCAGCTAATGTAATGAAAGTCTATGACTTAGGTAACACACAATATGATGCTGTTACTTCAGTTGGTGATTTTAAACTATTAACAGTTGTACCTGACGGAGCTACATCAGGCACACCTACATTTAATGGTAGTATTGTATCATACGATTTAAGAGATGACACTTCAGCTGCTAATGTAACAAGTGCTGGACAACTTATAGTTAGTCTTAATGGTGTAATACAGAAACCCAACAGTGGTTCATACAATGCAAGTAATGAAGGATTTTATTTAGAAGGTGCCAACGGAATTAAATTCTGTACAGCTCCAGCAGCTGGATCTAGCTTATTTGTAACTCAATGTGGATCTGCTGTTGGCATAGGTACACCAAATGACAACACAGTATCAGAAGCTAAATTACAATCTGATGCTGTAAGTGAAGCTAAATTAAAGGTAAGTAATAGTCCAGTTAATGGATATTTCTTATCAGCTCAATCTGGTAATACAGGTGGCTTAACTTGGGCGGCAGTAAGTAATCAATCTCTTACATTCCCTAATGGTCAAGCAGCGATTCTTACTACTACGAATAATGAAATTCAAATAAATAGTAGCAGTTATAAGGTTCTTTTTGATACTGATAATACTAATACTTATAATA